AAAATGGGAAAATACACTGTTCAGGCAAAGCCCCAAGTGAATTTCACATTTTTGACAAAGATAAAAAACAGTTTGTCATTTCAAAAGAAAAACAAGCCGAACTCTTAATCAAACAACGTGCAGAAATTCGCGCACAAATCAACGCTAAACGCGATGAGTGCGTAAATGGCGGCGTGTTTGTGCCTGAAATCAATAAATGGGTTGATACTGATGATAAAGGGCGAAGCACGTTAGTTGAGATTAAGGCTGACTTTGACTTAAACGGCAAAAACAATACTTATACCTTGATTTGCGCAGATAACACCGCACAAGTTATCCATTTTGAAGAATTCAAAGCAGTATGGAACGCGGTGAAAACGCTTAAAGAAAAAATGTATGAAAACGCCTACATGCATAAAGTATTGCTTGAAAAATCAGAAAATCCGACGAATTACAACTGGTCAACGGGGTGGAGTAAAACCTATCAGGAGCATTTGAATGAACAGCAAGCTTAAACAATACCTATATCACAACATCATTGCTATCGATCAGCTATTCAATGCCTTAACAGGTGGTGCAGCAGACGAAACATTGTCAAGTCGCACATATCGTGGGGCTATTTTAGCCGAGCAACCCAAAAAACGGTGGCGTGTACTCTATCGTTTTATTAATTGGCTGTTTAGAGATAAAAACCATTGTAAAACCGCATACGAAAGCGAAATAAACGGCAAACAGCGCGATGAGCGATTTAAGGCGGTGCAACGTGGCTGACATCATTTTTAATTGGATTCGCGGCGATGATGAAATGGAAAACCTTGTATTTACAACCGAACAAGGCGAACCCATGGATTTTACTGATTGCCGCTTTGATTGCGACATTGTGCCAAATGGACGAGGCGAACGCATCCGCTTATCAACGACAACAGGCGAAATTACGGTTAATCAAAACGAAGTCACATTGACCATCTCACACGATAAAACAGAAGGCGTGAATTGGGATGCCGCAACATGGGATTTGCAACGCACTAATGCGCAGGGATTAGTCAAAACATTATGTGGCGGTAAAGTGATCCTGAAAAAGGATGTTACCCGTGCAGATTAATTTGAAGAAAACACCCATTACCGTACAAGTAAAAACAGGCATTAAGCCTAGTCTTACTGTGGCAGTAAAGCAAAAAGAAAGTATCGGCGTAAAGGTGGGAAGTGGCGGTGAAAACCTATCACTTGAAAGCTATAACAACGAACTTTTGAAATATTATGAACTAGGTAAAAAGGACTACCAACATGGCAAAACCAACACCAACTAAAGAAGAACAAGGCTTTGTTTATCAACTAGGTCAAGATGTGGCTAAACTAGGCTTTGAAATTGAAAAGCTTAAAAGTAAGTCTGTTAAGGCGATGCGAGTAACTGTGCCAGCCAGACCGGGAGATTACAACGGGGGAGATTTAATCGCTAAGGTATCGTTGCCGGACGAGTATCAGCACATGATTTGCATTAAGTCCAGAAATAACGAAATTGAGCTTATCCAAACAGGAGAGACATTAGAGATTACCGCAGAATATAGAGAGTATGAATTTTATCTCGCACCTGTTTATAAGCTTAATAATGATGCGGTTAATGCAACATTCGACCCAGAAATAGTCGCCGAAATTGAAAAAATAAAACGCGATGCATTAATCTATAAATACCTTGCTAAGTATTTAACAGATAACTATTTAACACAAGTGCGAAATGACCCTCAAGTTAAAGAGTATATCGGAACACTAAACGTTTACAATGTTAATGTGTATGTCAATAAGAATGGATTAGATGCTTTATTTGCTAAGCCTTTTGAGATAAATATACAAGGCGCAGAATTGCCAAAATATAATGAAGAGGCTAAATCTGCTATTAAAACAGAGCTAGATAATATTAACGCTGGACGTGTCGATTTAAGCAGTGCATCAAATTTCGAAATTGAAAACTACATTGTGGATTCTGGTGTTTAATTTTAAAGTGCGGTCAATTTTGGCCGCATTTTGTTACCCCCTTTTTCACACTTCCAACCGCTCGCACTGCTCTATTCTATCGATCACAATAAAGACATTATTTAACCAATAGAAACCATAGGGCTAAAATATGTCTGATGAATATCTCCATGGAGTCAAGGTTACGGAAATTGCCGAAGCCTTGCGAACACTCACCACATCATCCACTGCCGTGATCGGTTTAGTGGCAACGGCAGCAGATGCAGACGCAACTGTTTTCCCACTCAATAAACCCACTCTTTTAACAGGTATCACCGCCGAAGTCCAAGCGAAAGCCGGTAAACAAGGCACATTATCCCGTGCGTTAGATGGCATTGCGGACATCGTGAATTGTAAAGTGGTCGTTATTCGCGTGGAAGAAAGCGAAGATGAAAGCACCATGAAAGCAAACGTCATCGGTACAGTGGACAGTGAAGGAAATTACACTGGCTTGAAAGCGTTCTTGGTATCTGCTGCCGTTTGTGGCGTGAAACCGCGTATTTTCTGCGTGCCGAAGTATGACAGCCAAGATGTTACCACCGAGCTTTTAAGCGTGGCGAAAAAACTGAATGGCTTTGTGTATGCATCGTGCGGTTCAGCCAAAACCAAAGAAGAAGCGGTCACTTATCGCCGTAATTTCTCACAGCGTGAATTAATGCTGATTTTTGGTGACTTCTTATCATTCAACCCGAACACCAAAGCAACTGAAGTGGATTATGCAGTTGTCCGTGCGGCGGCAATGCGTGCGTATCAAGATAAAGAATACGGCTGGCACACTTGCATTTCAAACAAAGGTTTGACTGGCGTGACTGGCGTCACTAAATCGCTTTCATTCGACATCAACGACAGTGCGACCGATGTCAACTACTTGAACGAACAAGGCATCACTTGTTGTGTGAATCACAATGGCTTCAAGCTATGGGGATTACGCACCTGTTCAGCAGACAAGTTATTCATCTACGAAAACTACACCCGCACCGCACAAGTGTTGAAAGACACCATCGCACAATCATTTGATTGGGCAGTAGATAAAAACATCAGTGTGATGTTGGTGAAAGAAATCGTGGAAGCGATCAATGCGAAATGGCGCGAATATGTGGCGAAAGGTTACTTAGTCGGTGGTAAAGCATTTATCAATTCATCACTGAACACTGCCGCCACATTAAAAGATGCAAAATTACTTGTGTCTTATGATTACTGCCCTGTTCCGCCATTAGAACAATTAGGCTTTAACCAATACATCAGCGATGAATACCTTGTGGAATTCGCCGCAGAGATTGCCAAAGTAGGAGCATAACAAATGGCTTTACCACGTAAATTAAAACTCATGAACTTCTTGGCTGACGGTAATTCTTACCGTGGCCAAGTCACCGAAATCACCCAACCTAAATTGGCAATGAAACTGGAAGAATACCGTGCAGGCGGCATGATTGGTCCAGTGAAAGTGAATTTAGGCGTGGAAGGCTTGGAAGCGCAATTCAAAATGGGCGGTTACATGACCGAACTCATCAAAGAATTTGGCGGCAAAATTGACGGTTCAGCATTACGTTTTGCGGGTGCATATCAACAAGACGACACAGAAGAAGTCACCGCCATTGAATTAATTATGCGTGGTCGTTTCAGCGAAATTGACAACGGCACAAGCAAATCAGGCGATGACACCGAACAAAGCTACACCGTGCCATTAACCTATTACAAAATCATCGAAAACGGCAAAGATTTGGTCGAGATTGATTTGCTCAACTCAATCTTTATTGTCGGCGGCACTGACCGTTTAGCAGAACACCGTTCAGCGATTGGCATCTAATCACCACCTAGCCCCGCAAGGGGCTTTTATTAAATCACTCCCCCACGCTTAAGCGTGGCATTTTTAAAGGTATAAAAAATGAAAAACGAAAACAGCAAAGTGATCACATTAACTAATCCACTTGTGCGTGGCGAAAACAAAATCACCGAAATCACAGTCAATAAACCAACCGTGCCGGCATTAAAAGGCTTGAAAATGTTTGACGTGTTGCAAATGGACGTGGACGCATTGCAAGTGTTGCTCACTCGCGTGACAAATCCTGTGTTGCACAAATCCGACTTTTCCACAATGGAAGTGGCAGACTTCACCGAGCTTGCGGCGGTGGCTGTCGGTTTTTTAGGGAAGAATTCGGAAGCGGAAGCGACCGAATAATGATTGCCGCCACGGTAGAAGATGCCATGGCGGACATTGCACTGATTTTCCATTGGCAACCACAAGCATTTGAGCAAATGACATTTGCCGAATTAATGACATGGCGAGAAAAAGCAAGGGAACGAAATGAAACAGAAACTGATTGATTATGTATTAAATATGCCACGGCATATTGTATGGCGTGGAATCTTTATTCTTTCCATCTCATTTTGGTTGCTTGTGATTTTCGGCATTGCCTTTCTCTTTCGCTAACTCACCAAGTGCGGTCAGAAATCACGGGATTTTTTGACCGCACTTTTCTTTAGGAATAATTATGGCCACGATTTTAATCTTCTTTTTCTATTTCTTGTCAATTATCACCGCAACAGTTTGCGCCACGTTTTTGATGTATCACAACATTAATGGTTGGGGTTGGATTATCGCCATCGCCATTTCATTGACATTCATCAAACTACACGTAAAGGAAAGCTAGCATGTTTCAAAACTTTGCTTTAGCCGCACTTGGAATGTTTGTTTTTACACGGCAAACCGTGCCTTTTCAAAGCCTTGACCGCACATCAACATGGCGACATCCAACCAATGCGATTGTGGGTGCGATGCCGAAATCACAATTCACCGGCAAGGAAAGCGAAACCGTGACAATCGGCGGGCGACTTATCCCCGAAATCACGGGTGGCAGATTTTCCATTAAAGCGTTGGAATTAATGGCAGACAGTGGCGGTGCCTTTCCACTGATCGACGGAGCAACCTTTGAAATTATCGGTTTCTTTGTGATTGAAAATATCCAAGAAACCCGCACCGAATTCTTTGGCGATGGCGCACCCCGTGCCATTGACTTCACGATGAACCTTAAACGCACTGACGATCCGATGTTGATTGCCATTGCCGACAGTTTAATGAGTAATCTGTAATGTTAGGCTTAGACTTTAACGACAATCACCGCACACCCGCTTTTAAAGTGGTGATCACCACAAAAGACAACAAACAGCAAGACATCACGCAAGTGGTATCAAGCCGATTGATCAACTTGTCTTTAACCGATAATCGCGGATTGGAAGCGGACACGCTCGACTTAGAATTATCCGACCATGACGGCAAATTGGCTTTGCCGCCACGCAATGCCACAATCAGCCTTGCACTTGGTTGGAAAGGCGCACCACTGATTGACAAAGGCAAATATTCAGTCGATGAAGTGCAGTTTTCGGGCGGTGCATCATCTGCCGATAAGCTCACCATTCGAGCAAGAGCGGCAGATTTAAAAGGCACGTTCACTGAACAGAAAGAGCGGTCATTTCATCAAAAGAAATTGGGAGAAATCGTCAACGAAATTGCACAAGGGAACAAGCTCAAAAGCCAAGTGGCGAAAGAGCTTGCAAGCCGCTTAATCGACCACATCGACCAAACCAACGAAAGCGACATCAATTTGTTGACCCGCCTTGCGGAAGAACACGGGGCAATGTGTACGGTGAAAAATGGCACGTTGCTCTTTATGCCATTAGGCAAAGGGAAAACCGCCACAGGGAAAGATATTCCACTGCGTAAAATCACCCGCAAGAATGGCGACAACTACAATTTTTCCATTGCCGAAAGCGAAAACTACAAAGCCGTGCGGGCGTATTGGCACGATACGGACAGCGGCAAGCGTGGCGAAATCACGGTGGATGAAAACACCAAGATTGTGAAAAAACAGCGTATGACGAAAGGCAGAAAGCTAAAAAACGGCACCGTGAAAGGAAGCCAATTAAGCAAACGCAAATACAACGAAATTGAGCAACAAGAACCTATTACAAGTGACAGTTCTCAAATAAAATCACTGCGGCACACCTATGCAAGCGAAAAAACCGCCATTACTGCTGCCAAATCCGCCTTTGATAAGCTAAAACGTGGCGTGGCAACATTTAGCCTTAGTCTCGCCTTTGGTGAACCTGATTTAATGCCAGAAACGCCGATTGCGCTTTCAGGCTTTAAAGCCGAAATTGATGCAACAAACTGGCTGATCACAAGAGTAACGCACAATCTTTCAGATGGCGGCTTTACCAGTCAGATTGAATGCGAATTGAAAGTGGAAGATGAAGAAGTGGACGTGAAAAAGGTGAAAAAATAAAGCGGTCGATTGACCGCTTTATCTGTTTTAAAGAATATTATCTAACATATCAATATCTCTACTTAATCTATCGCGCAATGATGTTATTTGCGGATAACCAGATTCGTTAGTGTTTTCATGAACATACACTCTATCACAGCCGGCTAAGGTTTGGCGGACTTTTGCGGGCATAACTCTAGAGTTTTTAATTTTTCTATAGTTATCAGATAATGTGTTCGCTTTTTCTTGTAAATTAGCTTGAATTTCGTGATCTCTTTCATCGCAATAATAACCCGCGCCATCAATATCAAATAACTTCCTATTTTGCTGATTAGCTTTGTTTATTTCATCATCTATTGCATCTTTTAGATCATCTAAATTATCTAATAAGTCAGCAAATATACGGAGATCATCCGCAATCGTATTTAGTTTTGCCATTTGGTAATTTCCCCTGTTTCTATCATGTTTATAAACTGGCTTTCATTTAACAATATCGCTCCAACATTCATTGCAGCATCAATTTTTGACGGCCCCGCGTTATATCCTGTCACTAAAAAATCCAAATTGTGCGTCACTGTTTTTCGCACTTTAAAATCATGAATCTTTGCAAGGTTTTCCAAAGATTCTCTGTCAGATTTTGAAAAGCCTGTAAAACAAATTTCAAGCGGGCTTGATTTTGCTTTTTTAGTCTGAAGTTTTGGTTGGTATTTGACCGTGTAAATTCCTTGTCTTTCTAACCATTCTTCAACAGGATAATATTCGCCTTCTTGTTCGATTAATCCATCAATGCGATCAAGACGGAATGTTCTTGTGTCATTTGCAGTGTGGCAATATCCTTCAATATAAACATCATCAACATGGACCACACTTACTTTGCGATGCTTTGTTATGCCGTCTGCATTAGTGTATGTGAATTCAATGACATCTTTATTTTCAAGTGGCATTGAAACTACTGAATATTCTTTTTTGATAGACTGCTTTTGTTTTTTCTTTTTCGACCTAATGTAAAAAAAGACTATCGGCGCAACAATCCAAAAGAAAAATCCACCTGCAGTATTACCGAAATATTCAGAAATCATTCCGGCAATGACTAAGAGCAGAAACGCCAACAATAAACAAATAATCATTAAAGGGCCTACCACTTCCGCCACTTCATCGGCATGCTGAAAACAACACGTCCGTGGATAAATACATCGTCATCTTGCGTGAATGTCCATTCTTTGTAGGTTGGATTGTCGGAAATGACGAGCATTTCTTTTCCCACTTTTTGCAAACGCTTGATGAATGTTTGGCCGTCAAAGGTGAAAACATAAAGACCATCGGCGGCAAAGTAATTTTCGGAAATATCCACATAAAGCAAATCACCGCTTTCAAGGGTTGGTGCCATGCTATCCCCTTTCACTGTGATCAACTTCAAATGTTTTGCATCAGCACGTCCAAATTGTTGACGGAAGAACGTTAAAT